CCTTTTTTAGGTGGCGGTAGTATGGCAATTGAGATGACAAAGCGTTATCCTGATTTACCTATATGGGTAAATGACATGTATGAACCATTATATAATTTTTGGGCATGTCTACAATTAGCAGGTGATATCATGCAAGAGAAACTTGTTAAGTTAAAGAAAGACAATTCAGATCCAGACAAGGCAAAAGAATTATTTTTGTCATCAAAAGATATTCTATCTAATGGAACTGATGTCAATAGAGCAGTTGCTTTTTATGTTGTAAACAAATGTAGTTTCTCAGGATTAACTGAATCTTCTTCTTTCAGTTCTCAAGCATCTGAATCAAACTTCTCCATGAGAGGAATAGAAAATCTAACTTCTTATTCAAAACTAATTAGAAACTGGAAAATAACTTGTACAGATTATTCTAATCTTGTAGAAGATTGTTTATCTTACAGTAATGTTATTGCTTGTGATGACAACGTATTCATATATGTTGATCCTCCATATAACATCAAAGATAATTTGTATGGAAAGAAGGGTGCCATGCACAAAGGTTTTGACCATGATAGATTTGCAAATATCATGGATGAAACAATGGGCAATGTTATGATATCATATAATAACCATCCAGACATCGTACAAAGATTTTTGGAATGGAGACAGTATGACTTTGCTCATACTTATACAATGAGGTCTACAGGTACATACATGATAGACCAAACAAAACGTCGTGAACTAATTTTACTTAATTATGGGCAGTTTAGGAGTGAGAGTGTTACCTAGTGGGTACGCTCAGTTATACCACACACGTAAGGGTGGACTATCTACTTTCGGTGGTAGTATAACACAAGCTATTATTAATGGCGGTGAAATACATTGCCAATTATCTAATGGTCGCACACAGATTTATAGAATCAACAACAGTGAGACTGGTGTTGTAGGACCTATCAGGACATTCTAATGGATTTAAAAGATTGGTTAAACTCTATCAACTTCAGTAAGCAAAATTTGATAGAGGAAGATCCTGATGCTATCAGATCATATCCACCATACATTATTAATAGATGTTTATCTGGTGCGGTTGATAGTATATTGTTTGCAAATGAGATGAACCTAAATTCTCATTTAGACAATGATATGCAGTATGCCTTTTTGCTAAATACATTGAGAAAACGAAAACGTTTTTCTCCTTGGTTGAAGAAAGAACAAGTCGAAGACTTGGATCTGGTCAAAAAACACTATGGTTATAGTAACGAAAAAGCGAGGGTCGCATTAACTCTTCTCACCAAAACCCAACTTGAATATATTCGTAACAAACATGACATGGGAGGTAAAAGATGACTGCGATCACAGATGAAGTCAAATGGACTGTAGACAGCATGGTGGAAGTTGTGCTCAAAGAACCAGATGACTTTTTGAAAGTTAGGGAAACTCTTACGAGAATTGGTGTAGCTTCACGTAAAGAAAAAAAATTATATCAATCTTGCCATATACTACATAAGCAAGGTAAATACTACATCGTACATTTCAAAGAACTGTTTGCTCTTGATGGTAAGAAAGCAAATCTAAGTATCAATGATGTACAAAGAAGAAATCGTATCGTACAATTACTCAGTGATTGGGGATTAATATCTATCTCTGCTAAAGAAACTATTGCAGATGTAGCACCTTTAAGTCAAATAAAAGTTCTTTCTTACAAAGAGAAAGGTGACTGGACATTAGAGAGTAAATATAACATCGGTAAAAAGAAAGAGGATTAACCGTACTTATAGATACGGGATATACCATAACGCATTTTTATAGTTCGTGCTTAAATAATAGTGTACGTTGCATAGTCAAGTACACAAATTAACACTCGCTTATTTAAGGAGAACTATTATGAACTTAGCAAGATACCATGCTGCAAATCTTCCAGATCTTATAGAGAAGATTAATCGTAACAGCATAGGAATGGATGATTACCTCAACCGATTCTGGGGTGAAGTAGATACAACTTCTAACTACCCACCATATAACATAATCGAAATTAACAATGTGGAATCGAGGTTGGAGGTTGCCTTGGCAGGCTTCAAAAAAGATGAACTCAAAGTCTTTACGGAGTTTGGAAAATTACATGTACAAGGCAGCAAAGAAAAACAGGAAGATGATGGAACGTTTAGACATAGAGGAGTGGCCGCGAGGTCGTTCACTAGGGTCTGGTCACTCTCTGATGATACCGAAATACGAGGAGTCGAATTCACAGACGGATTACTCGTGGTACAACTGGGAAAAATAGTTCCTGACCATCATGCACGCAAGGACTATATCTAGTCTACATAGGGGGGATTGACAAATGTTGATCCCTCTTTTATAATATAAGTAAAACTAGTTTTGACATGGCAAAAGGGAAGAAAGCACCTATCAATATCACTCCTCCTACTCCTCCTCAATTTCTTGTAAAAGCAGAGAGAGTAAAAGTTGTTATCATGTTTAATGGAGACAATGTGATATGTGATTTACAAGAGGCAGTCGATAAAGAGACTGGTGCTAGACAAGCGTACATAATGAACTATCCATACAAAGTTGAATATGATCAACCCAAACTTGATAACGCAGGAATAGTAACTGACCCAGAAGTAAAAGTTCATTATTCACCATGGTGTCCTCTATCACCTGAGATAAAAATACCATTGAATCACAACATGGTTCTCACAGTTGTAGAACCTATGCCAAGTCTTCGTGATACATACATTACTAACGTACAGAAGATGGGTGGCAACGTAGAATGAGCGTAAAACTTTTATTATTAAAATCTGGTGAAGAAGTAATTACAGAAGTAAAAGAAATTGTAGATCCTGAGACTAAAGATCCAGTAGGTTTTCATTTACATAAACCATTTAGATTAGATATTGTATCTAATTCTGAAGAGGGAATTGTAATTAATCAACAGAAAGGTTATCAGGTCTCTTGGTTTCCTTGGGCACCTCTAAGTAAAGAAAGAGATTTTTATTTACCAGGTCATCATGTGTTGACTGCATATGATCCATTAGATACTATAACAGAACAATATCTAATGGCAATCAAAGAAGAAAATTATGAAGAGAATTTTAAAAGACATGAAGATATGATCTCTGGTGCAACTGATGATGAACTAGACATGGAACAACTCTTCGCTGACGCAGAAAAATTACTAGAGGATGAAGATGCAGATAGCACTGATAATACTTAAGAGTGGTGCACATATAATCACAAAGGCAGAGCAATTAGATGAAGAACCTAGTTGTCACATGGAACATCCATATCTTATTAAGGATGATGGAACGTTAGAACCATGGCCACGTTACACGAATGATACAGACATATTGCTTTATTCAGAAACTATTGCTACAATAGTTGAACCTGATGATGGTATCAGAAAAAAATACGAAACAGTTACTAAATGAGTTTCTATACCAACGTGCAACTAGTTGGTGATAACTTACTCTATCTTGGATATGAAAATGGACAACGTATTCAACGTAAGTTTAAGTTCGCACCAACCCTTTTTGTCGTTACAGATAAAAAAACTAAACATAAAACCCTTGATGGCAGGTATGCAAAACCTGTCAAATTTGATTCAGTCAAAGATGCTAGAGCATTTGTAGATCAATATAAAGAAGTACAAAATTTCGAGGTTCATGGTTATGACAGGTATCTCTATCAATTCATATCGAAAGAGTTTCCGAAAGAAGTTGATTACGAAATTAAAAGTCTTAAAATTACATCTCTTGATATTGAGGTGGCATGTGAAAATGGGTTTCCTAACGTGCAGGAATGCTCGGAACCTCTTCTTAGCATTACAATCCAAGACCATATCACACGTAAGATCATCGTATGGGGTACCAAACCGTATGAAAACAATAGAGATGACGTTCGTTATATATTATGTGACGGTGAAGAACATTTGCTCCGTTGTTTCCTTGACTATTGGATTACTAATTTCCCAGATATTCTCACGGGGTGGAATGTAGAACTTTATGACGTTCCATATATCTGTGGACGTATGGAAAGATTGTTTGGTGAAAAAGAAATGAAGCAAATGTCTCCATGGGGCATCGTGCATCGAGAAGAAATGGAGATAAAAGGTCGCGAACAAATACTATACAACATGTATGGAATCAATGTTGTAGATTATCTTGATCTCTATAAGAAATTTACTTATACAAATCAAGAATCATATCGTTTAGATCACATAGCATTTGTTGAATTAGGACAAAGAAAACTAGATCATAACGAGTTTGAAAACTTCAAAGATTTTTATACAAAAGATTGGCAAAAGTTTATTGATTACAACATCCTTGACGTGGAACTTGTGACACGTTTGGAAGATAAAATGAAATTGATAGAACTTGCTATTGCTCTAGCATACGATGCTAAGGTAAACATCAGAGATGTGTATTATCAGGTGAGAATGTGGGACACTATCATCTATAATTTTCTCAAAGACAAAGGTGTCGTTGTCCCTCCTGCAAAACGATCAGATAAAAACGAAAAATACGAAGGTGCATATGTCAAGGAACCGATACCAGGACGCTATAATTGGGTGGTTAATTTTGACCTCAATAGTCTGTACCCTCATCTTATTATGCAATATAATATTTCCCCAGAAACCCTCATTGAAAAGAGGCATCCATCCGCTACAGTTGATAAACTCCTCACAAAATCGTGCGAGATAGAGGGTACATATTGTGTAGCACCTAATGGTGCACAGTATCGTAAAGATATACATGGGTTTCTACCTGAGATCATGCAAAAGATATACAATGAACGCACGTTGTATAAGAAAAAAATGCTCAAAGCAAAAGATGAATATGAAAGACAACCATCTGCCAAACTAGAAAAAGATATTAGTAAGTTTAATAACATACAAATGGCACGTAAGATTCAATTGAACAGTGCTTATGGTGCTATTGGTAATCAATACTTCAGATATTATAATTTACGTAATGCTGAAGCTATTACTTATGGTGGTCAATTCAGTATTCGATGGATTGAAAACAAAATGAACTTGTACCTTAATAAGGTATTGAAAACTAAAGGAGAAGATTATGTTATTGCTAGTGACACTGATAGTATCTACCTCAATATGGGTCCTGTGGTCGAAACTGTATACAAGGGGAGAGAGAAAACTGATGAGAGCGTTGTTGGGTTCCTTAACAAGGTCAGTGAAATGGAACTTGAACCTTATATTCAAAATTCTTACGAAGAATTGGCAGAGTACGTCAGTGCCTATGATCAAAAAATGATCATGAAAAGAGAGAACATTGCATCAAGTGGTATCTGGACTGCAAAGAAAAGATATATGCTTAATGTTTGGGACTCAGAAGGTGTAAGATATAACAAACCCAAACTTAAAATGATGGGTATTGAAGCGGTTAAATCATCAACACCTGCATCTTGTCGTAAAGCTATTAAGGATGCCATATCTATTATGATGAATGGCACAGAAAACGATTTGTTATCCTTTATAGATAGTTTTAAGGATGAATTCAATTTGTTACCGCCTGAAGACATAGCATTTCCAAGGTCTGTAAATGGACTACGCAAATTTAAAGCGTCAGGAACCGTGTATACAAAGGGCACCCCTCTACATGTTCGTGGAACTTTGCTTTATAATTTTTATATCGCAAAGAACAAACTCCAGTACAAGTATCCGTTAGTTCAAGAGGGTGAAAAAATTAAGTATATCTATCTTAGACGACCAAACAAAGTCAATAATGAAAACGTTATCTCTTTCCTCAATACATTCCCTCGTGAGTTGGGAGTAGAAGGGCAGATAGATCGTGATGCCCAATTTAAAAAAGCTTTCCTTGACCCTTTACGAATCATCACAAATGTGATAGGATGGGAAACGGAGAAAGTATCTAACCTTGAATTTTTATTTG